ATTTTCTCATGCCAGCTCATACCTGGATAGCATATGGAGATGTGCAATATATTACAATAGGTGATACATACAACAATCCCTCAGCCTTTTTGGCATCGATAAATCGTTGTGATTTTAAAATCAACGATATGCGATCAACTGGCTCAGATGTTATAGTTGTTTCTCTAAAACGAGCAGCAGGTTTTCCCTCGGGTTGCAAAGATATTGTTTCATACTTTCCAAAAGAAAGTGAAGCACAAACTCTTTTGAAGAAGCATGGTACTAAAGCCATGGTTTCAAATCAAGGAAAAGATGTAATGCTGACAACTCGTTCCGAAGAAGATACATATATAACTTCGAAGGTGTGGAAAAACACTTGTGAGTTAGAAGATGGTAAAGTCGTAGTTGTACCAATAAGAAATTCTTATATGGTACAAGGAGGCGGAGGAATAGCAGGAGACTGCATGAGTCCTTGGATTCATGTGGGTGATACTGGTACTTCAGCGTGTATTTTTGGAGTTCATTTGGGTAGAATAGGAAACGATTCGATTACTTGTTGTATAACACAAGAAGATCTACAGTCTCGTGCAACTGCTCAATGTTACACTTTTGGACCTGATGATCCAATTACAACAGATTGCATAGTCAAACATGATTATGGTGTCAAAGGTACAATGTATTGTGGAAACTTGAAAAAGAAATACGCAATGCCGGAAAAATCCAAAATTGGATGGTCTCCCATAACATGTGTTCTACATAAGGGAGAACTTTTACCCCCTTTGTTCCCATTTAGTTCAGCACCTGCTAAACTAAGTATGACATTAGGAGATACTGAATCGCCTCTGCAAAGAAGCAATGTCAAAATAGGAAGGGTGATAAAACCTCCTCTGCATTGTGATATTCAGGAAGTCTTTGATTCCCCCATATTGAGAGATGAAATGACTCTTGGTTTTGACCATATACTCATTGGTCAGAAGCGGAAAACAATCAGAAACCTGACTTGGCATGAAAACCTTTTCGGTGAGCCTGGTTTAATAGATGCATTGGAACAAAATACATCTGTGGGACATCCTTATCGTTATTTCAGAGTAACTAGAAAAGATTTGTTTAGCGTGGAAGAGAAAACATTCGAACCGCGTTTACAAAAAGATTATCTTGATTATAAAGAAAGAATGAGTACAGGACGAGGAGAAAAAGCCGTTGTAATAGACTGTCTGAAGGATGAAAAATTGCCGTTAAAAGACAACAAGTTTGAGACACCTAGATTATTCTGCATAGGAGGGTTGTTACACAACTTACTTATGCGAGAAGAACTCGGGCTTTTGATGGAAGAATTAAAACATCATTTTTCTTTATCAGGTTGTGCTGTAGGAATTAATCCTCACTCCAAGCAATGGAAGCAATTAGCACTTTACTTGGGGATTGGTAATAAACACATCAATATAGGTGGAGGAGACTTTAAGGGCTGGGATTGGTCCTTAAGTCATAAATTTGCTAAACCATTTTTCCACTGGGTCAACCGTTGGAAAAAATATCAAAAAGGAACTAAAGATTATCTTCGTCTGAAGAATTTAATTTTTAGTATCACAAGTTGTACACATGTTAGTAACACGAGAGTGTATTCAGTATTTGGATGCAACTCTTCTGGTAACTATTTGACTTGCTTATATAATAGCTTCGTCAATTGGTGTTTACACTATTTGGCATATTATGCATACGCACCTGAGAATGCAAAGCCTTTTTCAGAAACTGTTCATTTGGCAGTTTTTGGTGATGATTCTTTGTTTGGTGTGCAAGACCCAAACGTAGCAGAATTCTTTCATATGAAAAACCTTCAGGTTTTTTTCAAAGAATTTTTTGGAATGGAATATACTGATCCTAACAAGAACAAAGATATTGATTTCTTTTTAAAACATGAAGAAGTTGATTTTCTTAGTAGATCTTTTTCGTTTAAACAGATTTATGTATTTGCTCCTTTGAAAAAGGAAACGATTTATGATATGTTAGCATATACTGCTCATTCAGAATTTATGACTGATTTAGAAGTATTTCAAGAGTCTACTCGTTCTGCAGGAATGGAGAGTTTTCATCATGGTGTTGATTTCTTCGAAAAAGTTCGAAG